ATTTGTTACAATGATAGGTGACATCCTCTCTCAAATTATTTTAACGGAAACACAAATTGAATCGCCTAGAAAAATCTATTCTGAAGAGTCTGATTTATAATGAAGACTTTACCAGAAAAACAATACCGTTCATTCAAGAGGAATACTTCTCTGATAACGTAGAGAAACTTGTATTCAATGAAGTTCGTGAGTTTCTGGACAAGTACAAGAATTTGCCTACACACGAAGCATTGATTATCAATCTGACTGAAGGCAAGAGTCATACCGAAGAGCAGGTTCGTGGCGCAATTGAATTGCTGAATGAAATTCATGAGCAACGTAATGAAGAAACCAACATTGATTGGTTGACTGATCAGACAGAGAAGTTTTGTCAAGACAAAGCAATCTACAATGCTATCATGGAATCTGTAACGATTCTTGATGATAAGAAAAGCACCAAAGGCAAAGGTGAGATTCCTAAGATTCTTGCTGATGCCTTGGGTGTGTCATTTGATCAAAACGTTGGCCATGATTACATTCATGATTATGAAAGCCGCTTTGAATTCTATCACAGAAAAGAAGAGCGTGTTCCGTTTGACCTAGATTACTTCAACAAAATCACCAAGGGTGGTTTGCCTAACAAAACACTGAACATCGCACTTGCTGGCACTGGTGTTGGTAAGAGTTTGTTCATGTGTCACGTTGCTGCTGGTTGCATCTCGGCGGGCACTGATGTGTTGTACATCACCATGGAAATGTCCGAAGAAAAGATTGCTGAAAGAATTGATGCAAATCTATTGAACATCTCAATCAATGATCTTCATGTTATCAGTAAAGAAGATTATGTTCGCAGATTCAAAGCTGTTCAAAACAAAGCACAGGGTAAGTTGGTCATTAAAGAATATCCAACTGCGGCTGCTGGATCAATGCACTTTCGTTCACTGTTGAATGAGTTGCACCTGAAAAAGAATTTCCAACCAAAGATTATCTTTATTGACTATTTGAATATCTGCTGTTCTTCCAGAATGAAGATGGGTGCAAGCGTAAACTCATACACATACATCAAAGCGATTGCTGAAGAGTTGCGTGGCCTTGCAGTTGAATTCAATGTGCCTATCGTTTCTGCGACACAGACCACGCGAAGTGGTTTCAGTAACTCAGACGTTGGACTTGAAGATACTTCAGAATCGTTTGGTTTGCCTGCAACTGCTGACTTTATGTTTGCACTAATCAGTACAGAAGAATTGCACCAACTGAATCAGATCATGGTGAAACAACTCAAGAATCGATATAGTGATCCTAACGAGAACAAAAAGTTTGTGATTGGTGTTGACAAATCCAAGATGAGGCTGTATGATGTTGAGGATATTGCACAGAACATCATAGATTCTGGTCAAGTTGATGACAAGCCCATCAATACCTTTGGTAATCGTGAGCGTAAATTCAACTCAAAGTTTGAAGGTGTTCGTGTATAAATATCCAATAAAACATTGGAGTTTACATGGCAGGATCAGCGAAAGTTCATGGGCTTTTACATAAGTTCAAAGACCTCGACAAAACATATAATCTATATTCACCAACTCCAACGGAGCGTGGTGAATTAGCTGTTCTGCAACAAATCAATGGTTATATCATGAAAGTCGGTAAACCTATCACGATACAAGCTGGTAAACATGTATTCAAAGACATTTATGGCGCCAACAAAGTTGAGGGAACACCTAAGGCTGATATTGCCTTGGTGACATATGACGCAAAATCTAAGAAATTCAAAGATGTATGTTTCATATCTCACAAGATGGGTACTGATGCTAGTGGATTTCAGCAATACAGTGGAATTACAACAAAGGCTGATGGTGCCAAAGCCGGTGCAATATCTAAAGATAAGACTGTCATGGGATTCTTGGACACACTGACAGGATTTCATGAAGCTGTTGTTGGTGGCAAAGAACGATTCTACAGAACAATTAAAGATAAAAATTTGATTGGTAAAGCGATATATGGTCCACTTTATGGCGCATCACAGTTTGGCATAGACAACATCCATCTTATCGGTCAGGGTGATGCTGTGTTTAGAAAAACTGGTGAGAAGCATATGTTGGATTTTTCTGCTCATGCTGTATATAATCCAGACATTGCAGACTTCAAGAAAGATGACTACACTGCGATCATTGGAGCTAGATACTCTTCCGGTCGTAACTATGAGTCTAAAGGTAAAACATATAGTGGTGTTCGTGTGTTGATTATGCCCAAGCGACTGCTTGGATCCAAGGCAAAAGAAATATGAAATTCAAAGAATTCCTAACAGAGGCCTCAAAAGAAGGCAAGAACGTTCACCTAGAGCATATTGAGGAAGAAGTTCTAAATCGTGGTGTAGCTGGTACGAGGGATGCAATTAACTTTTTGCGATCACTTAGAGACATGCTTGCTGGCAACTCAGATGGTAAGGTATACGTCAGCACGAAGTGGGATGGTGCACCTGCTGTATTTGCTGGCACTAATCCTGAGAATGGTAAATTCTTTGTTGCTACAAAGGGTATCTTCAACAAGGATGCAAAGCTAAACTACACAGATGATGATATTGATAGAAATCATCCTGGTGAAGGACTGAATAAGAAATTGAAAGTTGCACTAGCATACTTGCCAAAGATTGGTATTGACGGCATTCTGCAAGGCGATATGATGTTTGCTAAAGGCGATATCAAGAAAGCAACGATTGATGGTGTAAAGTATGTGACATTTCAGCCAAATACACTTGTGTATGCAGTTCCTGAAGACTCTGCACTGGCTAAGTCTATGTTGGCTGCACAAATGGGTATCGTGTTTCACACAGCATACACAGGAAAGACAATTGCAGATTTGAAGGCTTCATTCAACATTGATATCGGTAGAATGAAAGCAACTAAAGATGTTTGGTTCCGTGATGCATATTTTGTTGATGCATCTGGCACAGTAACATTTACCGAAAAAGAGACTAAAGAAATCACAGCCATACTATCTCAAGCCGGCTCATTATTTCAAAGAACCAGTAGCATGACACTAAATCGTATTGCTACCTCTGAAATATTCAATGTGCAGATCAAGACATACAACAACACGAAAGTGCGTTCCGGTGAACACATCAAGGATACAACCGAACATGCAAAAGGATTGTTGAAGTGGATTGAAGACAAGTTGAATAAAGAGATTATTGCAGCTAAGAGAGAAGACACTAAGCTAAAGCGTCAAGCTGAAAAGAATGAGATCATGCGATTCTACAGAAACAACTTTGCCGAGCTTGTAAAGATTTTTGATATTATGAACATGATCGTAGATTCAAAAAACATAATCATCAAGAAATTGCAACAGATGCGTCAAGTCACTGGTGCATTCTTGCGTACTGATAATGGATTCAAAGTTACAAATCCAGAAGGCTTTGTTGCTGTTGATAGATTGAAAGGCAATGCAGTCAAGCTAGTTGATAGACTTGAATTCAGCCATGCCAACTTCACCGCCCAGAAAGCGTGGGACAAATGAAAAAGTTTGATCTGACCAAGATCATGGAAGAATATGGTGATGACGACTTCGGTTTCACCGCAGAACAGGAAGAAGACTTCACTGCTGTCATTGCGCAGAAGGACGAGACGGTTGAAGAGTATAAGAAGCGAATGAAAGAATTGGAAAAGCTGATAATTCCATTTCTGACTAGATTACTGAAGACTGCTGATCAGCCTGTCATCAAATGGCCTAATCGTGGTCCAATGATAGAATCACAAATACAAAAAATACTAACATTGACGCGAGGCGAATAATGCAGTCGTTCAAAGAACTTGTCAAAGAAGCCGCTTATGCTGGTAACATCGGCATCATGGAGCTTATCAAATTCAAGCAAAAAGCTACACCAGATCAGAAGAAGAAATTTGATGATCATGTGAAGAACAAGCGAACAAAAGATGCTTGGGATATGGTCCAGAAAGTCACTGGAGTTCAGCTACATAAAAGTGTGCATGAAGAAAAGAAGTCTCCTAATCCAGACATTCTTCCTGTAGCTGGCGCTGGTCAAGATGGTACAGACACGCTAGTCAAGCGATATAAACGAGATACACCAGGTCAGTAACTAACTCAATTTTATTATGAATCCATTGATCACAGTAATTACACCAACAACAGGTTCTGCACAACTAGCTGATGCAGTTCGGTCTGTTGATAATCAAACATACAAAAACATCCAGCATCTAATCGTTGTTGATGGAGTTGAGCATTATGAAAATGCACTAGATTCCATTGTCGGATCACGATATGCTAGTATACTCACATTACCATATAACACAGGTCATAGCCAATACAATGGTCATCGCATCTATGGCGCGATGACATTTATCGCTGAAGGTGAATATCTGTGCTTTCTAGACCAAGATAATTGGTATGATGAAAATCATATTGAATCGCTAGTCAATCAACTCACACGAGGTAATGATTGGGCATACTCATTACGCAAGATTGTTGATCAAGGTGGTAATTACATTTGCAACGATGATTGTGAGTCCTTAGGTAAATGGAAGTCTGTCATTGGTGACAATTTCGTTGATGTGAACTGCTTCATGATACCAAAGCTGGCCGCACTTTCATTTGCTCCGTATTGGTATCGTAGAGCTAGACATCCTGACGATCAGCCAGAAGTTGATAGAATTCTCTCGGCCTTTATGATGGCCAAGTCAAAAACATTTGACACGAATGGTCAATATAGTGTAAACTACAGAGTAGCCAGTCGTGCAGACTCTGTACAGGACTCATTCTTCATTCGTGGTAATAATATGATGCAACAAGAATTGAAAGGAAATTATCCATGGCGAAAGATTTAATCATTGGTGCTTTTAGCAACTACAGCGACTTCAACGTTGTCAAACCTTGGATTAATTCAATCAAAGAAACTGACTTTGATGGTGATGTTGTATTGATTGCGATTGATGCACCGAAGAGTATTGTGTTGGAGATTGAAGATGCTGGTGTAACTGTGATTGAACACCCTAAGCAAGGCAACATGATGATTCACATGATGCGATTTCTATACATCTATGATTTTCTGAAAAAGCACCATAACAAATATCGTTATGTTATTACCACAGATGTTCGGGATGTTATATTTCAAAGCAATCCTAGCTTATACATGCAAAAACTGTATGGTAGCAGAGATAAAGGAATTATTGCACAGTCTGAAGCCATTCTGATTCGCCATGAGCAATGGAATCGCGATAACATCATCAAGAACTTCGGTCAATACTTCTATGAAGATATCAAAGATCATGAAGTCTTCAACGTTGGCATTCTAGCTGGCACAACAGAATACATCAAAGACTTGTGCTTTGCGCTATTTCAAATGTCTGGTAATCGTGCGGATTGGGTTGCGGATCAAGCCGCATACAACATGCTGCTGAGTTTCAAACCATGGAATACTGTAACAACATATCTTCCACTGATGGATGGTTGGGCAGTCAATGCACATGTGACAAATATGCCTAATCATATGGAAGAATTTGGACCACACTTGCTAGAAGAACGACCATACATGGAAGATGGTATAGTGAAGAATGCTGATGGTAAACCTTTTGTTATTGTGCATCAGTATGATCGCGTTCCTGAATGGGTCAAATACTTCTATGATAAGTATGATGTGAAGATTACAACTGAAACTGATACTGGGTCATCACCTAAGTATTTTACTATTACTACATGAGAGAAAATTATGAGCGAATATCTTGTATTGAATACTAATCCTGCGGATGAGTGGATTTGTTCTGGTAAAGGACTTCTACTGCTTTTGCAAGGCAAAGGACCACAAGTCGGCTTGGAGATTGGCTGTGCTGAAGGTCATACAACACATTACTTGCTGAGAAACTTACCTGAATTGGTATTACATGGAATTGATCCCTATATGAACTATCAAGATTGTTGTCTGATCGTGTTGACATGCATAAACAAATTTTAGACTACTGTGCTGAGTTCGGTGATAGATTCATTATGCATCGTGATTTCTCAGATAACATGGTCAATCATTTTGAAGATGATTCTCTAGATTTCATATTCATTGATGGTCTACACACATATGAACAAGTCACAATTGACTGTGAGAATTACTTCAGTAAGGTAAAATCTGGTGGTGTATTCGCCGGCCATGACTACAATGTCATTGAGGGTGTGAATCGTGCAGTCAATGAATTTGCAGCAAAGCATGGCGCTGAAGTTCAAACTTGCCCTAATGATGTTTGGTACTGGATCAAGAAATGAGTGAAACTGTCACCATTGTCACCGCGTTCTTTGATATTGGCCGATCAAACTGGGAAGGCTCCCTGAATGGTCAGCCACTGCCACACTACCTCAAGCGTGACACACAAACATATTTGGATAGATTTAAGCGACTAACAGAGCTAAAGAATCCTATCGTAGTATTCACTGAAAGCAAGTTCATTGATACTATCAAAAGTTATCGTGACGATATCATTTGTGTGCCTTCCGATAATATTTTTGAAGACAACAAACAATTGCTTGGGCGCATAGCACACATTCAAAGACGACCTGAGTTTATTGCACACCTAAATCAGCCAACAATGCCTGAGTATTGGTCGCCACATTATGTGTTCATAAATTACGCCAAGTCTCTGTTTGTAAATACTGCGATTGAGATGGGTTATGTGCCGACAGGCACTGCTGCTTGGCTAGACTTTGGTTATGTGCGTGAAGATACATTCTGTCCACCTGGTATGGAATGGAAATTCAACACACAGAATCTAATCAATCTATTCTGTTTCTCTAATCCAGACGAAGCTGAACCCATATTCAATATTGTCAAAACAAACAACGTGTATGTTCAGGGCTGTCATATTGTTGCACCGATTGACAAGTGGAAGAAAATGGCTAAACTAATGACAAACGCATTGATGAGTTACGTCAACGTTGATTTGATTGATGATGATCAGTCCATGTTGCTAATGTCATATAGAATGTCGCCACACGACTTCAAAATCAACTATGTCAATCCAGGCTATTGGTTTGTCATATTCAAAGATTTCAATCACACATGAACGTATTCATTGTAACCTCAGCATTGCTAACGAACAGTGGTGTCTTCAATTCTATGGAAAGATTTGAAGACACCATAAAGACACTCAAGTCAATTCGTGAGAAAGATCCAACCGCTGATATTTTTCTCGCTGATATATCCATGGCATCGCTTGGTGGAATAGCAGATGAGTTGCAGAGATACTGTAAGATTGTGAGTTTCAACGACCACAGGGCAGTCAAATTGTTCTCTGAGAATAGATATCAGAGTAAGAGTGAGACTGTTATTATGATGGAAATGATGAATTTTCTTTTCAAAAATGAATTGAAATACGACAGAATTTTCAAGATATCTGGTAGGTATGTTCTTGATGATGGTTTTGACATATCATATTATGCTGACAAGCAGGGCAAATATGTGTTCAAACGAAGGAATGCCACATGGATGAATCCTGTTGTTATGGGTGCAACTCACTGTATTGATACTAGGCTCTATTCTCTATGTGGTAGTCTTGCTGATGAATATTTCGGCGTTCTCAATGGTGTATTTGACTGCCTTAGCTCAATGGACACCGAACATGCCCATTTCTTGAACATTCCTAAGGACAAGTTGGTTGAGGTTGATCGTGTGTATTGTACTGGAAGAATCGCCAGAACCGGAGAACTGATTCACGATTGACATTTGTTTTTTGCTAAATAGACTATAATGAAACTTGCTGTAGAGGCGGAGTAAATGAAGTTTATAGAATATCTAGAAGAAACAACAGAAAAACATGCGGTCCTTGCTTTCGGCCGCATGAATCCACCAACAACCGGTCATGCAAAACTGGTTGATAAAGTCAAAGATGTTGCTAAATCTGTGAAGGGAACACACCACGTTGTTCTATCGCATTCACAGGACGCTGAGAAGAATCCACTCTCAGGTGAGCAAAAAGTCAAACACGCACAACGATATTTTCCTGACACGAATATCACAACCTCCAGTAAAGAACATCCAAACTTTCTGG